CTAGCACATGACTTTGAATGATTGACCGTTGCCACTCACCGTAATGGAGCAAGAGCCGTTAGATTGAGCCGTAAAGCCTTTTGCGTATAGTTGCGACGACGACAGACGTACATCGTCCTTAACCAGCACAAAAGACGGGGCAACGTTTGGGGGATTCATTGAAGATTCGATTCGATAGCCATCGAGCAAGTCACTCAATGACTCGCGAGGCACCGCGGCTTGAGCCGTTTCGGGTTCCGTCGACATGTTCGGCGTGCCAACTAAGGTGAACACCGCAAACGAGACGGCGACACCTGCCGCAAACACACTGAATCGAGAGTATTTGCGGAGATAGATTTTCGTAATGCGCATGATATTTCTCAACGTATACGGGACAGTGTAACGTCCGTGGGTATAGTAGGGCGGCAATACTGAATAAACGCCGTCCTCATAGTTGTTTCTAAACATCTGCTTAGTGTCGTAAGAGCTGTATAAGTCCGTGCCCCAAAGCATCCATTTGTCGACGGTGAGTGAGTTTGCGTTGTCACCATACTTCACAATGCCAACGTGCAGCTTAGGCATTTTCAACTTGAGTTGACCGAGCGTTAGAACGGATACCGCAGTCGAGATGATAGGGACTTGAAGACGGTCTAAACGGCGACAAAACACGGTGTGTTCAGCCAGTGCGAGACGCGCTTGTTTATCAACAATCGAAATGTCTTGAACGATGAAAATGACATCCCATCCAAGCTTTCGAATATGCAAAAGGTGATCAATTAACTTTTGGCGATTCTTGTCGTTCCATGTGCGCGAGTTAAACCACGTTCCGCACTCATCGAGCACAATCAAGCCGTCTTTTTTGGTGTCATAGCTCTTGTTTGCCGAACCAATCACCATCAAATCTTCCACTTGAGGCTTGTCCGGCAGACGGTAAAGGCGAGTGTTGCGCTTATCGCGTCCAAGCATTTCTTTCAAGTTGATATCGAGGTTTGTCGCCACAGGCACACCGCGCATAAACGCCTCGCGAATCTTACCGACTGCCGTTAGCGTTTTGCCTGAGCCGAGCTTACCCGTGACAAAGTAGACCGATGCCATTACGCCGCCCTCACAATCGCGTAGAACTTCCACTCCCACACCCAACGCAGCAGACGCGCAGAGTAAATCGCACTCACACAAGGCACGGCGTTATTAGGGATGAACATACCCGCTGCTTGTGACCACATTGGAGGCGCAACATAAGACAGACCCGTTGCAAGGGTATAAATTGCTAAGGTGAGGGTGACGGTTAAACCGATTAGCAGCGTTAAAATGACCAAGTTAATCGTGACATTTCGTGCTTTCGCAATGAAGAACCAACCAAATAACGTGGTCGCTATCTGAGAGATAAAGGCAACCAGAGCAGGGAGGCGCAACGCCGTCCCAATGGTGCTGACAATTGGTAATAGCTGAATCATTAGTAATATCTCCCCGAACCTGGCTTGTTACTTGGTACAGGCGTGACCTCAGTCAGCAGGATTTCAACAAGCGTCTTAATCGTGTAGATGTAAATCAGAATTGAGATGATCATTTTGAGTTTCTGCGAAAACTCACAAGAAATAGAAGCGCGACCTCCGCCAAGCGTAGGCAAGGATAGATTCATGCAGGGCGTAGGCTTAGGTAACACACTCAAAAACGAATCCGATATGGCATTAATATGCCCCTCAGACTCCGCCGTCAGATTCTTCTCAATCAAATCGTTAGCCGCATCGGTCACGGTCTTTTCATAGGAATTCATCGCACCGGACACGGCTTTATCCGCTTGAGTCAGTACATCACCGACATAATCCGAACCTAAACCATGAGGGTTTTCACAATAGTTGTTTTCCTCGGTAGGCTCACAAGGCTTGAGGTCGTCGAGTTTATCCGATAGCTCTGCAAATCCATCAGCGTTAGTGGTTTGCAAATCATCGAGTCCCTTAACTACCTCACCAACAGAGTTGGTATTTCGATTGACCGCCGTCGTGATGTCACCGTTAGCTTGCTGAATCAGCGCCTTAGTGTTTTCGTAAATCTTGTTGTCGTTGATTTGCTGCTTTTGAATCGCTTGGGTGTTAGTCACCATCGACGCATTGAGCGCAATGATTTGGTTCTGAATATCAGCGCTCGATTGATTGAGGTCGACGTTTAGCGCGTGAAGCGCCTTGTTCACATCTGAGTTGAGCCCCTTAATCGCGTTGACTACGCCCTTATCGGTCGATTCATCTGTGTCAGGGTCTTCGACATCTGGCACATCCCCCGTATTCGGTGGATTAACCGTATTGGTCGAGTCGTCAGGAAGTACGCTAGGGTCTTCGATGTCGCCCGTTGGGTCGTCAGGGTCGTGAATTGGATCATCGGGAATAATAGGGGTGTCAGGGCCATCTTTACCCCAAAACAGCGTACCACCATCACACTGCTTACCTGTGAATTGAAACTTACCGTGACATCGCGTGTTTTGGGTAAATTCGCCCGAATCGACATCAGTACAAAGCGTACTGTCATTAGGGATACGCTCGACCTCACAACGTGTTGCACCAAAATCGCCAAAACACGCCCCTGTTACTTGTTCACCGTAAACGTAAGCCGACCAATGAAGTGATTGAGTGTCATTAATGGACTGTTTGAACTGACAGGCATCCATACATGTACCGTCAGGGTTTTCGCCAAACTCACATGCAGGAACGATGGGTTCACACGACACGACGTACCCGTCTTCTACTTTTTCATGGTCGGGAGGACATTGAGCTGAATTTTGAAAGAATCCAGCTGCACGATAAAGAGGCCAAGAAGCACTGGTTGTGTGACACATGATATCTACAACGTATTTACCATGCCTCAAATAGCAGGACTTAGTAGAAAAATCCTTGTAGTTAACAAACTTGTTTTCATAACAAGAGACATAAGAGGCAGGGTTAACTCTCATACCCAATAGCAACTTACAATCGGGATAAGCTGAAACGTCTGAAACCTTATACGTTGGTTGAGCGGCGCTTACACTAAAAGCACTAAACAAAACACCCAGTAAAATAATCAGTGACGCTATGCTTTGTTTAATGTTCATTTGTAAATCTTCCTCGTGAAAAATAACGCCCCCATTCGGAGGCGTTGACCAATGGGTGTATAAAGCAGTCGTTAGAATTACGTTGCTTTGTTTGCCCCTTTCTTGAATAGCTTGATGCCGATGAAGCCAACCGTCATTGGCACGGCGATGCCCCATGTCGAGGTGAGCATTTCAGTGACGTAACTTGCCAGTGTGCTAAAGGCTTGCGTTGCCACTTCTGGCAGTGCTGCATTCGCAGAAGATGCCGCCATGAGAAGTGCACCACCAAATGCCGCACGTTTTGCTGTTACTACTGCGCCAGCCTTAGCCATTGCTGCGCGTACTTTGCTTTGCTTTTCCATAGTCTTATTTCCTATGTTATGTTTTATGAAGAAGTTGAAACCTCAGCCGCTTTCTTGAATCCGAGAATGTGGAAGCCAATCGAGAAGCCAAGGATAAAGGCTGTCGCGAAACAGCCGAGCATAAACTCTGATGACAGCATTTATCTTTGTCCTCCGACCATCCAACCGAGCGCAACTAGCAAGAAGCAAATGCCTAAGAACACCATTAACTGAAAGTTATCGAGTCGAGCCATTAGCTCTGCAAATTGCGTCTCGGTCATGATTTAGCCCTTACTTTTCGTTTAATTGAGGTAGGGCGTAGAGGTGGAAACCGTCGATAGAGACGTGTTTACCCTCATCGTTACCAAAGCTGAATTTCTTGTGTTCCACATCAAACATCATGCGATTACCCACACAACGCTTGAGCAGTTCGCCAGCCTTGCCGTTTTCCCAAAGTTCAGGAGACACGCGCACTTCAATAGTGTCTGTTGGGTTGGTCGTGATAAGACGCAGCTTGCCGTTTTGCTTTTGTTCGCCGTTACGGTCTGTTTTGGTTTCTTGAACGATGTCCGAAACATCTAGAATTAAACCTTCCATTCTCATAGTGTTTTGCCCTTATTTTTACGTTGTTGGTTAGTTGAAAATTGAAATGACAGTTATTGACACAAGTCCAAGGGAAATTAATGCATCATGTCGGGCGGGGCTGCGCCCACCCAACACGACGCATTAATTTCCTGAGGGTCGGTGAGCAACAGCGCTTCCATTTCGTCATAGAGCGCTAGGTGCTTTTCGTATTGCTCGTAAAGGTCGTCATACATACGTTCGTACTCTTTTTCACGCTCTAGCGCGTCGAAGTAATCGACCACGTTAGACATGATGCCTTGTTGAGCACGGATGAATTGTTGCTTGTTCTCGGTCTTCCAAGTACGGAAGCGAGTCGCGATAAAAATCTTATGGAACATCAAGCCATTCAAACGCGCTTGAGCCATATCGCCGTAACGAGTCGATGAGTATTCACCGCCCGAAGCAATCAGTTTTTCGATAGAGGTTGAAACGGAATATTCCGCTTTTACTGGTTGGTCTTTGCGCTTAACGAACACACCGCCCATTGCGTAACAAAACGCTTTCCAGTCGCCCTCATCAGCAGAGCGGCGAACCTTTTCTAATAGAAAGTGTTCGTCTTGAGATAAATCTGTAAACAAAGCATCGTCCTCTTTGAATTCATCACGAAGACGACGAAGCTCACGCCATACCGTGACAGATGGACCACCAATAAATTGAAATTGACGAATTTGATTCACACGCGCCCAAGTCACGACACGTTCCGCCGCATCCGAGCCAGACAAAGACGAACCTTTGTCTGAATCAATGTGTTGACCGTCGATGTTTTTGCTCAGGTATTTAGCGACATAGCCAACGGCTGAACCTTGCGACCAGTCGATAACCTCCGCTTTGAAACGGGCTTTCTTTGCGCCTTTTTCGTCTGGCGAGTCAGCCATAGCAAGACGACGAAACTCAGACGTCACAAATTTGCGTGCGGATTTTTCCATGAACAGCAACAAGTGGTGATGCGGTGTGCCGTCTTGGTGAGGTTCAACGATACGCATCCCGTAAACCTTGATTTTGCTTTTATCAATCGACTTACGAAGATTCGCCCAAACGCCCATGAGGTAAGCGTGAGCCGCTTTCGCATCAGGCTTGCCAGCCTCAAGCCATTTCGGGTTGATGTCACCCTTAGAAACAGAGTGAAAACGAGACGGAGCCGTAACTGTGAAGAACGCCGCATCGTGACTCGATTCTTGAGCGATTTCCTCAAAGCCACGTAGACGAACGAACATTTCAGCGCGGCGAATCTCAGCGTTAGAAACCGACTTAGCGGATAGCTCACTGAGTGTGAAGTAGTTAGATGGGTCAGCCTCATCGTAAGCAATCGTGTTTTCTAGGGCGATACGGTTAGACGTATTGCGGTCACGTTGACGGCTTAGAGAAAAATCCGAGCAGTAAACTTGCTTACGGCGTTGAACAAGCGCTAAATCACGCGCAACACATTCAACCTCGTAAGCACATTTACGACGTAGTTGACGAACAAGCCAATGCTCATCAAGTGCACGGTTAACCAATGCGAAAAGCTCACAGTTGTTTTCTGCGTATTGAATTTGCTCAGGTGAGAATGCCAAGCCTAATGAATCGAGAAGCTGACACGCTTTATCAAAACGTGCTTGTGATTCTTCAAGCGGAATTGCACTTAACACACGAGAAAAGTCGCGTGATTTGCGCTTGGCTAGATTGGTAATTTGCTCATCCGACATCGCGTAGCTGTAGCCGTGCTCAGTCAAACGGTCGTGAGCGTCGTTAACCGCGCGAACGGCTTCCAAAGCGTTGCGTGTTTTCAGAATATCGGTGTAAGCGCGTGTCATGTGTCGAGCGAAGTCGCCGTTACGGTGTAATGATTTCGGTAAATCCAAACAAGGATTAGAAGTAGGGCGCTCAATAAAATCTGACAGGTCGCGTGAGTAGATTGACGCACTCATTGCCGATTTCACCGCCGACGGAATGAAATCCTCAGGCGTTGTGAATCTGTGGTCGACGTACTCATAACGATGATCGAATAAGTTGTCAGGAATGTGCTCACAAGAAGCCCAAGAATGGACAGGAACAAAATCAATCCATTCTTGTTTGCCTGATGCCAAATCAATAACAAGTTCACGCATTATTGAGCCTCAAACTCTGAGTAGAATTTACGCTTCTCATCTTTGCCAGAGCAATGTGAAACAACCAGATACTCGTAAACGGTGACGCGACCGTCAGAGGCATAGTCGCGAGCCAAATCACCACAAAACTCATGGTCAAGATAAAACGAAAAAGTTTCGTAATCGTCGTATGGGATTTCAAACGAGTCGTAGATAAGGGAACCAAAAAAATAAATACCCGCCGCAATAACCGAGACAAGGAACAAACTCCAAGCGCGATTCAGGTATATTTCTAGTTTTTTTGTATTGGAGACTTCTGACATAACAACCACCTTGACTAGTTGTGAGAGCGACCGCCAAAGCCAAGCGCGAAAGCGTCAAGGGCAAACGCCCAGAGCTAAGGCGGTCTGATACTGATTGAATAACCAAATTTGGTTAGTAGCGTAATCACCAAAATTGGTTAGCGCAAGACACCAAAAATGGTGATTGATCAGCTAAACTGACGGAAACGGAGGAAGCGGTATGTATCAGAACAAACTATTAGATGCCTACAAAAAGGCTCAAAGTTACGTACAAGACAAACAAATTGCAGCGGATATGAATGTGCCGCCGCAAAGAATCAGTGATTTCCGCAAAGGAAAGCGTTATATGACTGATACACAAGCAATTTTTCTTGCAGAGCAATCAGGTTTAGACCCTGAGATTGCATTGTTGGGTTGTCACGCTGATCGCAATGATAATCCGCAGATAAAAGCAGTATGGGAAGGAATTGCAAAAAAGTTTAATGGGCTTGGATTATCAGGTATTTCAATGGCTTGTGCCGGATTGGCTCTAGTGATTGCAAGTCCACAGGAATCACCATTACAGTGCGCATTATATGTGTTATGTTAAATTTAAAATGATTAGTATTTTGTACATGCCCGTTTGCCCAACAGCCTAATCTCAGTCACTTAGAAAACTGTTCCATTTATTTGACATGGTGAAATCTCCATACCTAGACTTGTACATGTAAGTCAAATCTACGAATGGTAATTTGTTCATGTATAAGGTTGAGAATTGTGGTGGCGAGTTTTACTGGATGCTATCACCACTATGCCCCCTCTTTTGGCGCTGAGGTGGACAGAGGAACAATTATTTGAAAATTCGCTCGGGACACAAAAAAGTTATCTCGATTCACTTAAGTTGTTCTACGATTTCTGGTTGGCTAAGTATGGCGTTTCTCTCGATTTTACATTTCATCGCAATGACTATCAGGACGTTAAAGCCTTAACCGATGAACTGATGCCTTTCTGGGATTATTTATTGGCGGATAAGCAGATTACCAATGTGGTAATGCTGCCATCACCTCGCGCAAGACAGAAAGACTTGACTAAAAAGAAGCGCACCGCTGCTAAGCACTGTCAGGTCATATGTCAGTTCATTGATTATCTTTCCGATACTTACCTGAGCACATCCTATCGCGATGAAAGCCCGGTTGTATTAAGGAGTTACCGAGCATCGGTGAAATCGAAACTGAAAGAAGCAAAGAAAAAATTCTCTAAGTGGAAGAAATCTAATCAAAAAGCTTCGGCTTACAATACGCTTCGTAGTTTGACCTCAGAACAATATCTGGACTTTATTTGCGTTCTGGCTCCCGATGTGAAGAAACCTATTCCAATTAAATTGCCCGATGGCAGTGTGCAAGCAGATTTTGAATTGATTAAGGAAAATCCACTTAATCCCATTGTCAGTTACGAAGTGCAGATGCGCAATTACCTGCTCACCACCCTGTTGGTGCGCTATGGACTGCGTATTGGTGAGTCACTGCTACTACGAAAGCAATCCTTCTTGCCCTCAAGGGTTGATCCAAGCAAGGTGATCATGCGCGTCCGCAACTTAGAAGATGACGAATTTAATGATTCTAAAATGGATGATGCACGAAATTACAAACCCCAAATCAAGACGTTAGATAGTATCCGAGATGTTGAGATTACCTCCGAGGATCACAAGAAAATTGATATGTATTACAAGTTTATACGCCCAACTAGCTGTGACCACGATTTCATCTTTACCTCTTCGATGAAACCTTACAAGCCTGTGTCTTACTCGACCATTCAATCTCAATTTTCTAAGGTTATGCAAGCGTTTAAGGAACAGTTTCCAGACCATTTTGACACTCAATATTCAGAGGCGATCATCGACAAAGTTACCCCCCACTGGCTCCGACATACATGGGCTTACGCGACATTAGCTGCCATCTATGAGAAGAAAAAGGATCAGTATATCCAATCTGGCGTGGTAAATGTTAAGGGGCTGATGGTAGATGCTCAGGACGAATTGAGGGTGATTGGCGGGTGGTCTAAAAAATCCATCATGCCCGCTAAATATGCAAAAAGATTTATTCAAGAAGAAGCCAACCGAACGCTCATGGAGGTGTATCGAAACCACTTCAACCCAGCAACAAAAGCCGTTTTAGAAGAGGATGAATGGTATGCTGCATTCAGCTAACACGCCCCGTATAGACAATAATCTTACCCAAGAACAGGTTGATTTCATCAGTAAAATGAGCCTTCCGAGTGTGATGGAGATAACGCAAGCTTCTGAGTTTGATACCCCGTTTGTACAGACGAAAAGTGATCGTTGGGAGTTTATCCGACTTGGACATAAACATGTTCTTATATTTGACTTAGACGAATATCGTAACAAATTGCTCAAGTCCTTATCCGTAATGTACGCAGAGTCTCACATGGCTCCCTTGGGGAAAAATAGCTTCAATATAGTCAAAAAAATCCTAAAAGAGTCTGATGAAATATCATTTAACGCTTTCCGTGCCTACCTTGAACGTAAAGCAAGATCAGATAAGTCTACGGGCTATTTCGAAGTTAAAGCGATCACTAAATATCTTATTCGTAAAGGTTTCCCTAACTTTGATATAGATGACGAAGAAGAATTGCTGCGCGTAGCTGTCCCGAATGTCACTGACCCTTTCCTTCGCTATCAAGAAGTCGAAGACACAATGCCAACACACTTTAAAAGCTTGATTGCGAATCGCTTGGTTGAGTTCAGCACTAAGGAGGGTCTCCTGTCGTTGTCGGATGAGGAAATAAAGAACCTCTCTATTTTAGGTCTGTCGTTCAGCATTGGCCCCCGACCACAACAGTTTGCAATGATGAAAGGACTTTCCGTCAAACTTTTAGCCGCCAATCACAAGACTTTATTGAAACGGTATGAGGTAGCAGTGCCTTTGGCTAAACAACCGACGGTGCCAGTGGATGAACCCAAAGTTGCTATAAGTCAGGAAATCGGGGTGATTATTGATGAATATAAAAAGCGTTTTGGTCTCGGTGATAATGACCCGTTATTCCCATATGACAGTAGCATTGAATCCCCATCGTCGAAAGTCATTCACTACGCGTTAAATGATGCATTACTCTTCATTCAAACGGATGAAACTAAGGAAAAAATCAGCCTCAACAAGATGCATCGCCCAATCTACACCGCATACGACTTTAGACACAACGTTGGCCATTCTATGGCTATGGCGGGAGCTAGTGCTGAGGAAATAGCGATGGTATTAGGTCAAACCACGACAGTAGCTGCCCAGTTTTACATCATGTCTACCCCTGATTTGGCATTACTGAAACACAGGTCGCTGGGTCAAAGCCCTGTCTGGAAAGACATGATGGGGTTACTGCTTACAGGCTATCTCATTGATGAATCTGAATGGTCTGGAGAAAAAGTCTCTGGAATGCTCAAGGGCAAGTTGATTCTCCGAGTCGGTGGTTGTAACCGCACACAAAGTAAGTGTCACCTTGCGAAAGTACGCTCGTGTTATGGTTGCTTCTATTTTCGCCCGTTCAGAGACTTGAGCAAACATGAAATAGTTCTTGATGTCATTAGTCAGGAGCTGATTGAACAGGTCAAGATTTCTCACGACACAGGCAATATAAAAAGCCCACTGATAGATGCCTCAACCCAGACAAAAAATGAAGTCGAAATGGTCATCAACCGGATCAAGGGTGGCTTACGATGA